GAAGTGCCCGCCAGTGAGGGGCGTTACACAGACACAGCCCACGCGGCTATGTCCACTGACTACGGCTTCCAGACCGCTTCTATATGATTGTCCATATTATACCGCATTTTTTATCTTTCTTCACAATAGGGTAAATCGTAAAGATGCGGGCTGAATCCGTTTTCGTCTCATCCACCACTTCCAATAGCAGGTCTGCACCAGGCGGTGCGCGCCGATAGAGCGATGCGGGACGAGGTATCCAGAGGCTTTCTCAGTCATATCTCGCCATCGCTTCCAATGCAGCCTCGACGCATTTCACGGTGTAGAGCGGCGCGCCAGAGCCAATGTAGTCGAACATCCTCTGCTCGTCATCCGTCAGACCGCCGCTTGTGCTCTTGACCTCCAGCGCGACGAAGCGTTGCGCCTTGCTGAGCACGAATAAATCCGGCACCCCGAAGCCGGCGCGGCTGGTATCAACCACTCTATAGCCAGCCAACTTGAGAGCGGCGACGATCTCCTGATGGTTAGCATCTTTACGGGCGGCGTAAGTCGGTGTCACGTGATCGGCCTCTCGATTTCTTCCGGCGCGGGCATCACAGGTATGATCAAAAACCCCGTTATCGCTCCGCTCATCTGCGACAGGAATCCTGCCACAGTCTCGCCGGCTGTGAGCGCGGTTGGCAGCGCGGCGCCCGGCAGCTTGACCCATCCGTTCGCTTTCATCCAGCCGGCCAGGTCTGACCAGGTTTTCCAGTTGGCGACATTGCCCTGACCCTGGGCGGTAAAGCGGAAGTAACCCACCCACTCGCGGCAAGAGAAGCGCAGACAAGCCCAGGCCCAACCGCCGGACTGCGGCCAGGCGACGACCGATTGCGCGCCTTTGGTCCAGACTTCGCCTAGAGGCTCTGCGCCGTTGAGGACCGAATAGATCCCGGTCACGGTGGATTGCTCAGCCAGTGCGAGGACCTGCCCGTCTGCTACCGGGATGGGACCGCCGGCGCAGGCCTGGAGCAGGAAAACAAGTGCGGTGAAAAGCCACATAAGTTTATGTTGTGTGTTCATTTTTATCCTCTCTCTTTCTAAAAATTACTTGCTGCTGATACAACCGACAACAGGAACGCCGCTCCCGAAAGCAAGAGCAGCCCATTACGCAACCAGAGCTCGGCCTGCAGGTCGATGCAGACTCCGGCGGCGGCAAGTGCGGCAAGCGCGGCGAGCGCAAAGCCGATGGCGCACCAGGTAGCGGGGGTGACGCGGGGATGGTTCATCGGTAGCCCCGCTGCTTTGCCCAGACCGCCTTGCGCATGCGGCGGCGTGCTTTCTCTTTGGAGTCGTCGGTTGCTTTATGAGTAAAACGCGTGTGACGACTCTCGCGCGCCAGAAAAAAATCGAGAAATTTTTCAAATGTGAGACCGACGCGATCGGCCATGCTTGACATTTTGCGCTTGGTGACTTTGCTTTTCTTCGTCATGTTATTTGTCCTATTTCGTCGCTCGTATGCTTACACTCGGCTCGCCCTCTTTCCTGAACGCCAATATCTCGGGGTGGGCGGCTGAATAACCCTCGAGCGACCTCGAATCCCACGAGACGCGACCCTTATTCCAGACCGCCATGAGATGGTCGCCGCGAGCGGTCGCGCCGGTCTCGACAACCAGGGTCTTGATTTCCTCGGTCAGGGCTGTTATCCCATACTGAGCGGACTCCAGGGCGGTGGTCTCTTCGGCTGCGATCTCATCCAGTTTCTCCTGGATTTCGGGCGGGATGATTTCGCGGCGCAGATCTGTGAAGTGCGCCCGAATCACGTCGAGCTCGGATTGAAGCTCGGATAGCACGTTGAGTTTTTGAGAGATGATCATTTTTCGCCTCTGCATATTGGACATAATTTTCTTGCGGACTTGTAATGCTTCTTGAGATACTGCTCGAAGTCGAACCCATTACCCTCCCAGACGCGCGCCAGGACAAACGGGATGCCTTTGGCGTGGAAAGCTCTTACGATTGCACTGCCACTCCAGCCCCCGCGATGACATCTAAGGCGCTCATCCAGGTCTTCTGTGCAACCGCAATAATGCTGAGCTTGACCGCGTGGGTTGTTGGTGTCCCCGATTGGGCGCTCGAAATGTAAAAGGTATGTAACAGTCATTTCGGATTTTCCTCCATGTAAGGCACTCTAAGCAGCCCCGCCTTCTGCGCCATCAGCTCCGCCAATACCTGATCAATCGTCCCGCCCGGCAAGCAGGACATGAGCGCGTCGACCAGGAGCTTGGCTTCGGTCTGGTAGAGCTTGCGCGCTTGGGCGGGGTCGTTGTAGTCGGGCACTTCCTGGTCGGCAATGACGGTAAGCTCGTGTATGTCCCGGTCTTTGGGTGCGCCCTGGGCTTTGTGAATTTTGATGGTAAGCATGGCTATAATTGCCTTTTTTCTTTGCCGATAGTTTCTAGAAAGATTTCCGAAAGCTGATCAAAAGAATTAGCGATCAAGTCTTTGATTGAATCTGTGATTTCTTGCGCGCTCATCGGCCATAAAGGTCCTGTAAAGTTTTCTTTGGCGCGCAAGTTGATCAAGCAACCGCACTCATCGCATTGATAGATTTCGTGCTGGTCATCAAAACTCAAGAGTTCGATATATGTTGTTTCGTTATTGTGGCTGCACACGGTTTTCTCTCCTGTGTCTCTCCCATCGGCCCCGGCTCAGGGGAACCGGGGCCTTATCGGGGAGGGGAACGCTCGGCGATTAGAATAGGGATTGCTGGCCTTCGGCGACCAGGGACTCGTTGACGATGCGCTGGATCTCGCGCACCGCCATCGGATCCGGGAAGTAATCGCCGCCGGAGTCCTGTTTCGGTTGGAGCCAGTTATTCAGAGCGGCAAGCACGAGACCTCCCTCGACATCCTTGAGCGATTCGTATCCGAAGATAGCAAACTGGACATCGTGGCGCAGCGTTGGGGCGTTATCCTGACCGGCGAAGGCTTTCTCGATCAGCATCGCAACCAGCCCAATCTGCTTGTCGGAAGGCTTTTTGTTTGCGTATTGGGGCGCGGCGGCGGCGAGTTTTTCCTTGATCTTCGCCAGGGGATAAGGGCGCTCACCGTTGCCGTTGGTCTTGGGCAGGTCGGTCGGCGGGGGCGTGACAGTCGCGGCCTCAGGCGGCGGGAAGATACCGGTCGGCTCCGGCTCGTCGTCCGGCTCGGGGAATATCTCGGGTTCATCGCCCCAGTTTTCTTCTTTCAACCCGGCGGGCAGCTCGGGAAGCGCTCGCGGCGCGGGCAGCAAAGCTCCGGGAGTGATCTGGTCGAGCAGCAGGAATTGCTTCTCGCCCCAATCCTCGCGCACGTCGATATTGACGATCCATTTTTCTTCCATTTTCTTATGGCCGTCAAAGCTGATCGAGACTGTCTCGGGCCGGCGCGTGAGCACCAGCGGCACGAGCGGCAGCGACATGCCGACCCGCTCGGCCAGCTCGCGAATGCCGTTGAGCTGGGCCTCGATCTTGGCGCAGTCGTACCAGGAATGGGTGATCAGGGTCATATAGCTGACCATCTTCAACTCGGGGATCATGAAATTCAAGCGGCCCTCGGGCTTGGCGTAGACCGCCACGTCTTCGCCCTTCTTGGATTCGTAGGAATAGATAGGGACTTTGGGATCGAAGGGCTTTTCCGGCTCGCCATCCTTGACGAGCAGCTCGCCGGTGCGGTTGTGGCGCAGATAGATAAACCACCAGCCCTCTTTGCCGGGGACGACGCCGGCCTTTGCCAACAGGCCGTGTTTGTTATAGGCCATAAACCAGCACTGCCAGCAGCGATTGACCTCGGGAAAAGCCAGGCGGATATTGATCCTGGTCGGCTGGCCGCCGTAAGCATCCATAAAACGGGATTCGGCGCTCGCCTCGTCGGGGCGGAAATCGGGGCGGAAGTATTTCAGATCCTTCAGCCCTTCGGTCTTCGGCGCGCCCTTGCGCAGGCGCCCGATCTCTTTGAAGGCGTAATCTTGCTGCTCGAAAATTGGGGACATGACAGACTCCTATAAGCCGAGATCGGAGAGGATCTCGCGCTCAGAACGTGTGATTGGAAACAGATCGCGAAAGGCCGGCGAATAGCGCACTTCGAAATATTCGGCGTGGGCTCGCTCTGCTCGAAGCAGGGCGGTGCGGCGCGAGATCGTGGCGTAGTGCCAGATATCCTCACAGCGCGGGCAGACCGCAAACCACTTGTGGTCGGGGGCCGGCCAGGGGACGAGATCGCCGTAACAGCGGGCGCAGACGCGCCGGGCGATAAAGCCGTCGATGCTTTCGTTCCTGAACTTAGGCGGCTGGTCGCTCATCGCTGATACACCGTTTCTCTACTAATTCCTCGCAGGTCAGGCAGGCAAAATCGCTGATGGATCGCCGGCATTTGATCGGATGCAGCTTATCGAGAGCGACCCAACCCATATCCGAGTAGCCGACGAATCCCATAGCGTTCTCGATATGGATGCTCGCGCCATCTGTGGTCTTGACCAGGGCGGTACTGCATCCTATGGTCAAGACTTCGACGGGATGATCTTCGACTGTGCAAGATGGTGGTATAATAGTTGTGCTCATTTGTTCTCCTCTCTCTACCTCGGCCGGCGCGCTAACGCTGGTCGAGTTTGTTTTTTGTCGGGTCGGGGTGGCCGCCGGTTACGAGGGCGAGCGCCAGGATAATTATCACGACCAGGATTAGCTCCATTTCGCCTCCAACAGACTCGCGGGCGTCTCGCCTCTGGCGTAGGCTCTTTCGCAGTCCTCTCGCCAGAGTACAGCAGCTTCAAGTGCGGTCATTTTTTCCTGAAGTTGTTCGGGGGTGAAGTGACGCAACTCATCAACCTCTTTGCGCGCCTGTTTCTCGACCTGCTCCGCCTGGATCAGCCAGGGCGGGCGGACGCGGGGCAACTTGTGGAAAAGTGTTTTATTCATTTCTCTCCTTTCGTTTTCCGCATTCTCGGTTCGGATCGTATGAGTGCGGCCCCTGCCTGACGATCCCCAATATCTCTCTGAGATTTCTCAGTCTTGCTTCGACTATCTGGACTTCGTACACCAGGTCAATCGCCACGGCCTGAGCATCCTCGATCCCCGCTATCGTCCGGTGGGTGTGCGCTTTCTGCTGCCGCTCGCGCTCCGCCGTTTCGAGGGCGGACAAGCGCTGCTCGATCTGTTCGTGGCGGCGGCCCAGGCGGTAAGCCAGGAACGCGGCGATTGCGGCGATGATCAGGATGATGGTTGCGGTGGTCATGTGAGCGCCAGATAGATTGCGATTGCGGCGATTGCCAGGACGCAGATGATTATCCCGATGACGGTGAGCCAGGTCTCGCTCAGCTTGCCGGGCATTCTGCTGGCTCCAAAATTGTGACGGGATCGGGATCCTGTGAAACAATATATTTGGACAGCAGCAACCCCTCGGGGTCGGCGCCCTGCAAAAACTTCTCCGACTCGGGATACAGACCGGGGTTGCGGGCAATACCCTTGAGACAGATCTGGAGCACGATGCGGAGGGCGGCGTCAGGGATGCGGATATGTGCGTCAGGCATGGGGCTGCTCCGGCTGGGGCTGGCGTTCGGCGGGCGGCGGATTGAGCGAGGGAGAGCGCAGTGAATGCCAATCCCGAACGATGAAGCGAATGGCTGAGGAGAAATTCAGCCCCTTTTCCCTGACAAGCCGGGTGATAATCTCGCGGTCAAGCGGCTCGAGGGCAACACTTTGACGAGTGATATTAGACATAGAACCTCCTGGGTGATATTTAATCACCTGGTAATATTATATCGAAGTGTTACCAAATGTCAAGGGGTAATATGGAATGTCTTATAATTTATGTATGCGTTTCGACGAATGGATCACGAAAAGATATCTGAGGTGGCGCGGGGACGCTATCGGCCACGAAAGAACGGTCAGGGATTTTGCGGAGTGGATCGGGGTAGGGCAGTCGCTAATGGTGCAGTGGATGAGACCGCCGGCGCGCAAAGGCAAGGTGCCACGGTCGCACAACTCTGTATCAAAACTCGTGACAAAATTTGGGGATGAGGTGTATTTGGTTTTGGGTCTGGAGCCTCAGCCGATGGATAGAATCGTCCGGCTGGTGAGTCAGTTACCCCCAGAGGCCTACGAGCTGGTCGAGAAAAGGATCCGTGAAGTTATGAGCGACTACGACGTGATCGAGATTTCTTCTTCAGAAGGAGATGACGCTTTCCCAGACGAACGAGAATGATTCGGTGGTTTATCCTGCGGGCGGAAACATTTCCCCCGCTCAAGCAGTCTGCGCTGTTGGTTGCGAGCGCCTTGAGCAATCCCACGAATTCATCGACGACGTTCATGCAACTATTGTAGCAAGATTGGACAAAGTTACAATCCCCCATAGGGGGATAGAGAGGGTGATTCCGGGGTGAATTCGAAAAGTGTCATTGAAACGGTTGTGAACTGGGAGGACGATCCGGGATGAACGTCGAGCAAACGATTCAACAAGCAATCCGAGAAGCGCGACTTGGAAACACCGAGCGGGCGCGCTCTCTGTTCCGGGAGGTCGCCGCAAAAGCGCCGACCAATGCGCGTGCCTGGTATCTGCTCAGTCAAGTGAGCGACCGCCAAAAAGCGCTCGATTGTCTGAATAAGGTTCTGGAGATTGAGCCGGGAAACTCTCAAGCGCTTGAGCGGATTGAAAAACTCAAGCAGACTCCGGCCTTCGAAGAGTTGGAAATTGCGCAAGCCGCCCCCGTTGTCCAGGCTGATCCACTCCAGAAAGCGGCCAATTCCGCCGCCGCGGTCGGCTTTACGCTCTGGACCTGGGGGTCGGTTTTGATAATGATTTCGGTTCTGGCCGTAACGGGATTGTGTATCTGGTTTTTCCTGGAGTCGTGATGGGTGAGCTTGTGCGCGCCGCGGCGTACTGCCGTGATTCAGGAGGCAAAGACCAGGACCTATCCATCGCCCAGCAGGTGGAGAAGATTGCAGAATACTGCGCGGCGAACGGGTACGCTTTGACGCGGGTGTTCAAGGACGGAGCCAGAAGCGGGGGAAAGACTACCACCCGCGACCAGTTCCTTTCGATGATCCGCTACATGGAGACCGCGCCCGAGGAGGTGCTGGTATTCTGGAGCTATTCGAGGTTCGCCCGGTCGTATGATGACAGCCAGTTCTACCTGGCGCTCTTGCGCAACTACAACAAACGCCTCATCTCGATCAGCGACCCCATCCCGGACACACTCGATGGGCGGGTGATGGAGAGCTTGGTAAGCTGGCAGAGCGCAAAGTTCAGAGAGACTCTTGCGAAGGACGTCACCAGAGGGATGCGGTTCGCGGCGGGGAACCACAAGGGGCTGATCGGCAAGGTCCCAGTTGGGTACGCGGTCGAGCGCGTGACGATCGGCGTGAAACGCAGCGGCGAGCCGCACACTGTTGGCCGGCTGATCCCTGACCCCGAGAAAGCGCCCAAAGTCCAGGAGGCGTTCCGGCTGCGGGCGGAGGGGCGGTCGTATGCAGAGATCCACAAAGTCGTCGGTCTCTTCCCGGCAATCCAATACTATTCATATCTGTTCAGGAACCGCATTTACCTGGGGATCTTCGACTGGGGCGGGGCGTCCTATCCTGACTACTGCCCGCCTCTCGTCGACTCCGAGACCTGGGAGCAGGTCCAGGCGATCAACCGCGAGAACGAGAAACGGATGGAGAGCAGGCATCCGCGGCGGGTAAGCTCGTCGTTCCTGTTCTCGGGGCTGCTCAGGTGCGGGAAATGCGGGCGGTTGATGAGCGGTCTATCCGCGCAGGACCGGAGCGGGGGACGATACAGATATTACACATGCGGCGGCTGGTCATACACGGAGGACCCCTGCCGTGCGCCGCGCATAAGAGCCGACAAGCTGGAGTCCGTTATCCTGGACAGGCTAAAGGCGCTCTTCGAGGACGAGGTCGAGATGCGCAGACTCCAGGATCTGGCGCGGGAAGAAGCGGAAAAGACGCATAAATCTAGGGGCGGGAAGATAAGCGGACTGAAGAAAGAGATGGGAGCGCTGGAACGGCGTATTGGGCGGGTGGTGGCTGCAATCGAGGCGGCGGGGCATTCGGAGTCGCTGATCGGCTCGCTCAAGGAGTTGGAGAGCCGACGCGATGCGGTCCGGTTGGAACTGTACGAGCTGGAGAGCGCAAAGCCATTGGAGTCCGCGCCTGGCGCGCTGGACATGGGCAAGTTTACGGCTGAGACCTGGAAACTGATCGAAGGAGCGGAGTTTCGGGATAAGCAGTTGTTGCTGCGCTCGCTGGTGGGGGAGATACGGGCGATGAGGGAGGGGGGTAAGACGGCGGGGGAGATCGAGATAGCGGGCGGCGTTTTGCGTTTCTGACGATTTGGCACACCTACTGAGTAGATAGATAAATCTTTTGTGCGAGGGGGAGTTTTGCGCGCCTGCGTGTTTTGTTTATTTTATCATTCATGCGGTCAATCTTGATATATAATAGGGGTGTATACAACTGGAGGATAAAAAAATGACAATACTCTTGCAAGCACTCGCAGTCAAAGCCGGCTGGCTTATCATGGTGATCGCGCTCGATCTTGTCCTGGGCGTGATCGTCGCTTTAAAACAAAGGACGTTCGAATGGCAAAAGTTGGCCGACGTTCTGGGCGACTACGGCCCGAAGGTGATGGGATGGCTGGCGCTGGAGGCGATCGACCTGATCCCGGCGGAGTATAAGCTGTTTGGCGGGATCGGATCGGTGCTTGGGACCGGCGCGTATGCGCTGATATTTGCAAGCGCTCTTGGCTCGATCCTGGGGCATATCCAGGCGATCGGGATACTGCCGGGCGCAAAGTCAGCTATGAAGCGGATCGGGTTGCCGGCGACGACCACGACTGACGATCCCTGCCCGTAAACCATCATGCAACCCGACCCGCTAGCAACGCTGCTGCATGATTATGGATGGTCCGCTGTCTTACTTTGGTTTGCCGTGCGCGAGGTCTGGCCGTGGCTGAGAGATCGGCTGCTGCCGCAATATATCAGCGCACGCAAACAAAAGACCGAAGAGGATGCGACTTACCGCAAGCGAATCGAAACGCTGGAGTCCAGACAGGTAGCCGCGTTCGAGAAGGTGGCCGCGGCCGTTGAGGATCTCTCAAAGGCTATGGTCTTGAGTAACGAGCGCATGGGCAATCTCGTCACCAATCACGGTGACCATGACATGGCAACGCGCACAGGACTTACTACTCTATTGGCGCGCAGCGATCCCAACCCGACCAAACCGAGAAGGATGCAAAAGCCATGAAAAACAAACCCCGCTTGCAATTATTGGTAATCCTGATCCTTATCGTTCTGTGCCTGGTCGTGGTCCTGAAATACTGGCGACCGCAACCGCCAATACCGACCAAAACGCCAATGCCAACCGCGACCGCGACCGCCGTTATTCCCTCGCCCACGTCAACGCTTGAGCCAACACAGACTCCAACCAGCACGCTTCTTCCGCCAACGCCGACTTTTACCGAGCACCCAACACAGACACGTCCAGCACCGACTTTGACGCCGTTCCCATCGCCGATGGTGATAGCCAATACGCCGCGGCCCGATGTGGAGGATTGCAGGAGATTGATTAACCCTGATCGAGAGCGGGTAAGAGCGTGCCTGGGTCGGAAATAAGTATTTATCGTGAGACGATGTCTCTCTCTTTTGGAATCACGGGCGTTCCGTGTTTCTCTCCTTTGACGGGCGCGGCGCACTAGCGTGACCGCCGCGCCCAAAGGCGATGACGTGAAAACCATTTATGCGCTTACCGGGCTTCCGGCCTCTGGAAAATCAACTATCGCGCTCGACATGGTTGAGCGCGAAGGCGTAAAGCGGGTCAACAAAGACTTGCTGCGAGAAATGCTTCACGGCGGCAAGTACACACCGGAGCTAGAGCAATTCGTGATCGATGTGCGCGACGCGATCATCGAATTAGCTTTGCGGCGTGGGTTTGACATTGTCGTGGACGATACCAATTTGAACCCAGAGCACAGAAAAGCAATTCAGCGAATAGCCGATGAGTTGGAGGCGCAGCTTACCGTTATCCCGGTCGATACCCCGCTTGAGGTCTGCATCGAGCGGGACAAAAAGCGCGCTCGACCAATCGGCGAAAAAGTTATCAGATCCATGCATGAGAAATATTTTTGAGATGGTCGCGCTACAAATGGGACTCCTGTTCGTTCTGCTCGTCCGGGCCCTGGCTTGGCTGATCACTGAGGCGTTGCTGCTCGTGGCATTGCATCTGCGGAGATGTGTGCATGGCTGAGATATTGGGATGTGACGTTTCAAAATGGCAAGACCGCATGCGCTGGGACGTGGCGCATGATGCCGGTGTCCGCTTTGCTATCATCCGGGCTGGATCCATCGACAACGCGACGGGCGTGCCCTACACCGACGACCGGCTGGAGCAGCACTGCGCCGGGATCCTGGCAAGTCCGATCAAAGTATGGGGGTTCTATTGGTATTTCCGCCCGAACCATGACCCGATCAGGCAGGCAGAATACTTCCGGGATCTCATCAAGGACAAAGGCGCGACGATACCGCACGCGTGCGACGTTGAGGAGACGGGAGGGATGGGACCGCGCTATATTCGCGAGAGCGTTGTTGATTTTCTTGGCAAACTGGGCGGCAGGATGGTTTACACGTCGCCCGGATTCTGGAATTCTCACGTAGTTACTAATCCTGGCACGAGCTGGCAAGATGGCGGCGTGCATCTCTGGCATGCGCAGTGGACCACCGGGCAGCTCAACACTATCAACGGCTGGCGTCCCAATAATCACATGATCCATCAATACGAGGTGTCGCCGAATGGGGCGCGTTACGGTGCGTCGAGTAAGGAGATAGACCTCGACCACTGGAATACCGCCGCTTATCCTTTCCCCGGCAACGAAGAGATCTATCTTCCGGTCGTGCTCAAGGGCGGGGGCTACAAGGTGACCATCGAGAGAGACGGATGAGAACCATAACCGCCAATCTGCTCCTGGCCCTGAGCCTGTGCCTGCCGCTCCTGGGCTTTGGCAGGCCGCCCGCTTTGGAGCCGCAAGGTGTCAGCTATCAATCTGCCGGCGGGCCAAAGTATGTCATCTATAAGCCGTTCAAGAGCAATTATCCTGTCACTCAGGGCTATCACAGCGGGCACGAGGCGATTGATTGGGGCATGCCTAATTCAACCACGCTTTACAACCCGTTCCCACAGCGCTCGCAGGTGGTATTCAGCAGCTACACCGGCGACGGCTATGCCTATAACATCCGGCTCCGCTCAAACGAGTACAAGCTCATGTCCCTGTTCGCCCATCTCAACGGGACGAAGGGACTGCTCTTGCGGGTGGGCGAGTGGGCGAATCCCGGTCAGCCGGTCGCAAAATCGGACAACACCGGAAACAGCACCGGTCCACATCTTCATATGGAAATCCGCGGCTATCCCTATGGCTATGACAATACGACATACTTCTGGCCGTACCTTGTCCCGCTTCCCCAACTCCCCCCTCAGCCGCCCACCCCAACGCCGCGCCCAACCGCCCAACCAACCCCGCCTCCTGGCGGGTCCTTTCGAGCCAGAGTCATTCAGAGCTGCAAGATTTACAGCCAGCCGGTCAAAGCCAAGCGCTATCAGATTGGGAAGGTGGCGCCACCCAAGATCATTGTCGTGAGCAATTACGATTCCTCATGGGTCAGGTATCAAAACGGTTATTTGCGCCGGGTTTGTATAGTGAGACTATGACACGCGACGAGATACTATCCCTGGCTTCGGGTGAGACTATGACACGCGACGAGATACTATCCCTGACTCCGGGTAAGCACGCTGACGACGCAATCGCCGTGGCGATGGGTTGGCAGCCGGCCAGAGCTCGCTGGATAAACTACTGGCGGGACGGCAAGCGGATTATCCGACAATGGCGCCCATAGACAGATTGGGGCGACACCGGCTATCTGGTCGATGGGATTATCTCTCACCCGCTTCGAGCGCTCAGACAGATATCCGGGCGTGACCCAACCAATCACATCGTTTTCCAGGCCGAGATCGAGGCGCTTGATCACTTCGGACCCGGACCACTGCCGTTGATCTATTTCAGGGCAAGCGCGGGCGACCCGAAGATGGCGATATGCAAGGCGTTTCTGTTGATGGTATACGGTCTGTATGAGCAGGCAGGATGAGCATGGAGTCGATTGAGTTCGAGTGTCAGGTTGCCAGAATTCAGACAATGGCGGACGGCGGACTCCGTTTCACCTTCGATACGGGCGAACAATACGTCAAGCAAGCCGCCCAACTCATGGAATGCAAGCGATTTAGCGCGTGGCTGAAGGTCTCAATAGAGCCTACTTTCCGGGAGAAAAATATTGGCGCGGAGCAGAATCAATCCCCTGGCCGGACAAAAGCAAAACGGCGAGTCCAGCAGGGCGATAGCGGCGTGTAACGATTATCTCAGACTTGGGCCCAATAGGTCTCTGGCTGTTTTAGCGCGCCAATATTATTCTGAAACAAGCCAGAACATTCCAACCAGGTCACTTCCAACCCTCAAGGGATGGTCGCTCCGTTATGCCTGGCAAGAGCGAGTCGAGATATACGACGCGGCAATCGAGAAAGCTAAAAACGACCGCATCCAGGAAATCATGGATTCTGGTCTGGCGCTGATCCACGAGCGCGTCCAGACTCTCAAAGAGCTTGAAGGCTTATTGCTTAACCAACTGTACGAAAAAGGCGAGGACGAGGTTCTACACAATCTCTGGCTGCCCGATGTCAAGCAAATTGGCAGCGGTGAAAATGCCGAGCGCGTAGATATCGAGCGATATAACTCCCCGCTGATTACAGACATACGCGGCGTGCTGGACGATCTCGCCAAAGAGACCGGCGGACGAGTTCAAAAAGCAGACCTGACCAGCAAGGGCGAGAAAATCACCGTGATCCTCAAGGGCGACGATGAATAGTCCGGTGGTCGAAATCCACAAAGAGGTATTCAATCCGGTTTTTATCCCCCACCTGGAGAATATGGCGCGCACCCAGATCTTCTATGGCGGCTCTGGCTCCGGCAAATCTGTTTTTCTCGCCCAAAGATGCGTAATGGACGTGATGAAGGGTGGCCGGAACTACCTGATCACCCGCCAAGTAGGAAATACCATTCGCGGCAGTGTTTTTACCGAGATAAACCGGGTTATCGATAATTGGGGTGTGCGCCGCTTGTTTGCCGTCAACAAAACCGACATGCTGATCACCTGCTCCAATGGCTATCAAATCATCTTTGCCGGCCTGGACGATATCGAGAAACTCAAGTCCATCACGACTCAAAAGGGCACTATTACAGACATTTGGGTCGAAGAGGCAACGGAGACCGAAAAGAACACCGTCAAGCAGCTTTATAAGCGCCAGCGTGGGGGCGATAAAAGCATTCCCAAACGCCTGACCATGAGCTTTAATCCGATTCTACAAACACATTGGATTTATCAGGAATATTTCGGCAAGATTGCCTGGGCCGACGATCGGACCGAACATCAATCGAAAAATCTGAGCATTTTGAAGACCTGGTATATTCACAACAAATTCCTGACCCCCGACGATATCCGAGACCTGGAAGACGAGAAGGACAAATATTATTACGACGTTTATACACTCGGAAACTGGGGAGTGTTGGGCAACGTCATTTTTACGAATTGGAGCGTTCAAGATCTTTCCGGTATGCTCAAGCAATTCACCAACAGGCGCAACGGACTCGACTTCGGCTTTTCGAGCGACCCGGCCGCGCTATCCAGATCGCATTACGATCGGATGCGCCAGACCATTTATATCTTCGGGGAAGTTTACGAGCGAGGCCTGACAAACCCGCAGCTTGCAAAAGAAATCAAGCCTCTGGTGGGGAGCGAGCTGGTTGTTTGCGATAGCGCCGAACCAAAGAGTATCCAGGAGCTGAAGGATCACAGCGTCAACGCGGCGCCAGCAGAAAAAGGCAAGGACAGCGTCAACTTCGGTATACAATGGCTCCAACAGCAGACCATCATCATCGACGTATCTTGTATCAATGCGAGAAATGAATTTCTTCAATACAAGTGGAAAGAAGATCGAGACGGCAATGCTATTCGCCAGCCGGTCGACAAAAACAATCACATCATCGACGCGACCCGGTACGCGTACGAAGACGACGCGAACAGAAGCGCAACCTGGGAAGACGTCCAGGACCTCGGTCAGGTCGAAGAATACGCATCTCCGTGGGCTTAGCCCACCAAGCGAGGCATTATGGATCAAGTCGAATTGCAGGAAAACACCAACGGCCGCGAGCCAAAGGGCAAATGGGGCGAGATCGGGACGTCCGGCCTGCAGGCCTACGCCGGCTACATTACCGAGGCCTACACTACCAAATTGCAATGGCCGACGGTGGCCGACGAATACAACCGCATGTGGCGGTCGGACCCCGAGATCGGGATCGCCCGCAATGTGATCCAGTCATTCGCAAGCCGCGCCAGCTTGCAGTTCACGCTGCCCGAGCGCGACGAGAAACCGTCCGACGACGACAAAAAGGCCGAGGCGTTCGCCAACGAGTGCCTGGAAGACATCGAGGGCGGTCCGAATGCCTGGCTGAACTCCTGTCTCTCGCGTGTGCTCTTCTATGGTTGGGGTTGGTGGGAAGCGCCGCCCAGCATGCGTAAAACGGACTGGCGCCCGCCCGGGGAAGATGACTGGCGCAGCAACTATGACGACGGCTTGATCGGCTTCCGGCGGTTAGCATTCAGGCACTACAAGTCGTTCCTGTCCTGGGACATGGCTGAGCCGTCCGGCAGAGTCAAGGGTCTCGTTCAGCTCGACACGCAGGGCAACACCGCAACTATCCCGCTCGACCGCAGCTTGCACATCAAATTCGGGGACCTCGATAACCCCGAGGGGCTGGCGACGATGGAGGCGATGTGGCGGTTAGAGCGCGTCAAATACGGCCTGGAAGTGGTGTTCGGGATCGGGGCGGAGCACACCGCGGGGTATCTATCGGTGACCGCCGAGAAAGCGCTGGACGAAACCGCCAGGACCGCGATCAAGACCGCGGCCAGAAACATCATGAGCGCCCACGAGGGCAATTACGCAGCCTGGCCGCAGGGGTACAAAGGCGAGCTGATCGACGTCCCCTTCCAGGGCGGGACCGTTGTGCTGGACGCGATCCGCTATTTCGGGATCCTGAAACTCGCATTGCTCGATCTGCAATGGATGGCGCTCGGAACGCTCTCTCCCTACGGCAGCAACTCTGCCAGCCTGGACGCCTCTGATTTCTTCGTCGCATGGTTCAATGCGGAGCTCTCGGGCATCGTCAAGCAGGCCGATGAGCAGATCGGGAAGCGCCTGTTCGATTATCCGATCAACAAAGCCGCGTTTCCGGGTATGACGCGCCGGCCCGTTCTCGGGATCTCCCCCGTCCAGAAAGATATCAAGCTGGCCGAGATGGGGCAGTTCCTGACCGCTGTTTCCGCGATCATGCCGATGGGCGACGACGATTGGCTGGCCGTCCGCAAGAAGACCGAATTCCTGCCCGACGTCCTGCCCGAAGTCGAGACGACGCCCAAATCTGACGAGCCGGACACCGGCGACGAGAAACCGGACGACAGCCTGAACTCCGAGGGCGGCCCAGACATGGAGGAAATCGGACGCAACGGGCACAGAGACGAGCCGGTCCCGGAAGCGGAGATGCAAGCCGCATCCAACGGCGGCGCGATGGTCGCTTTTTTTCTGGAGAATGAATTCGCCAAGAGCCTGGCGATCAACCCGGGCGAACTGCCCGATGGGTCGGAGGCGACGTTGCCGGAAGAGCTGCACATTACTTTGGCTTTCCTGGGTGATGTGGACAGGATGGGGGCCGAAATGCGCGAGCGCGTGACAGCCGTGATCCGGGATATTGCAGGCAAGTTTGCGCCGCTTTCGGGTCATATCGGCGGCGCTGGCCGCTTCCTGAAAGAGGAGGACGGCAAGTCCGCTTTCTACGCGCACCCCGACGTTGTCGGCATAAACGAATTCCGGCAAGAACTGGCAAAGGCGCTGATCGCGGCCGGCGCGCCTGTGAGCATGGAGCACGGCTTCACCCCGCACATTACGCTGGCTTACGTCCCCAAAGACAGTCCCGTTTCTGCGCAGCTCCCGACCGGCGAATTCAAACTTGATAAGCTCGCTCTGTCCTGGGGATTGGAGCGCGAGCACTTCCCGCTGGTCGGAGAGAGGGCGGCGGAATTTGCTTTCCGCCCGTTCGCAGTCGGGAGCAGCGAGCAGACCATCGACGTTACACCCGAGGCCATGCTGCCGACGGAGGATATCGACGCCGCCGTCAGGCATTGGAAAAAATGGGCGAAAGACAACGCGCCTGGGCTGGCCGCGCTGATCGACGCGGAAGCGGAGCCTGAGATTGACTGACCAGCTTACCGCCGCGATCTACGCCGACCTCGCCCAGCGCGTAGGCTATGCCTGGGACGTGGGGGCTGCTCGTTATCGCAACCTGGCGACCGGTCGTTACGTGGCCGAGTCCACAATCCGCGGGGTCGGCGAGCGCTTTGTCACTCAATCGGTCGAGGCCAATATCCAGCGCATAACCGAGCGCTTCCTGGACGGCAAGATTACGCTTTCCGAGTGGCAGACTCGCATGGCGAGAGAGATAAAAGACGGTCACATCGTGGAAGCTTGCCTCGGGCGCGGCGGTCGAGCGCAGATGACACAGGCCGACTGGGGGCGTGTCGGCGCGCGGCTGAGAGAGCAATACAAATATCTCAACCGCTTTGCAGAGGAGATCCGGGCCGGCAATCTGTCGGCTTCTCAAATTTTGGCGCGGGCAAAGATGTATGCCGAAAGCGCCAGAACGAGTTACTTTGACGGCCTGACCAGCGCCAAAGCGATAGCCGGGTTCGACGAAGAGATGCGCGTTCTGACCCCGGCAGAGCATTGTGATGGGTGCATCGAGAACGCCGGCTTCTGGGCGGTAATCGGGAGCCTGCCGCCGATCGGGAGCCAACAATGTTTGACAAACTGCCGCTGTTTCAAGCAGTTCCGCAAGCGCATAACAGACGAGAGAGGCGAGACCGTGGAGGTGATTGGATGAATGCTGAAGAAAAACAGAACCGCGCCAGTAGAATCGCAAAACTAAAAGGCGATATGGAAAATACCGGGATCGAGTTGACTTTGTGCAAGCACCTGGAGTCTGGCGAGTGCGGGATTGATGACTATCGAAATGTTCAAATTGGCGAAAGTTGTTATATCTGGCTTTGTGGTTATTGTTCAGGCAAATTGGTAGAAGATATTCTCAGAGAATTTTCCAAAACCCCGGTCGAGAGATTCGGATGATGGAAATCAAAACCACCGGCGGCAAGAATTGGACTGAGACACCCGGCCCCGAATTTCCCGGAACGATCAAATTCGGCTCAATCGTCTATGAGGTCATCATAACCGACAATCTGCAAGACTCCGACAACCGCCAAGCCTGCGACGGCCAGATCGAATACCGCAAGGGGCTTATCCGGCTGCAATCGGACCAGGCATCCGACGTTATGCGCTCGGTCTTGCTGCATGAGGTTGTACACGGAGTCGCTCACTATGCCGATGTCGAATTGAACGAGAGACAGGTCCAACGGATGGCGCTCGTTTTGGGCGCGGTGCTGCTGGATAATCAGGAGTTTCTGGAGCTATGGAAAATCTGACGCGCGAGATGACGAAAACCAACGAGACCTGGCCTTATTTAGACGTGGACAACGCGCCAATCCAGGAGCCGGCGCCGGCTATCTTCCAGGAGAGCAACCGAGAATTTTGGGGGATTGCGCGGCGATTCCTGATATACTTGCTGAGGGAGTTGGATAAAGCGTATGGATGGAAAACGTTCTGAGTTAAGTCGAGGCTTTTTGGATGGCACGAATCTTGCTTTTGAGAAAATGCAAAAGCAGATGTCTTACAAGGAAATCCTGAAGGCTTATCCGCCAGAAAACCCGCCGCATGTTGATGAATTCATAAATATCTTTGTCGAACAGGACAGACTCGAAGCTGAGGGCTATGAGGTCGGCCTTCGCTTTTATCTGGTCGGTAGGCCGGGAAGCTATCAGATCGTCGATCGTGATGGCCACCGATCATCTGTGCTGGATGAAATTGCAGAAGCACACAAAGAGCACTTCAAGCGGATGTGTGAGAGGAAGAGCGAGCATGATCCAATTTCCCGCGCTGACTTATGATGGACTGGTTATAACTGTAATTGCCTTGTCTGTTGTGGTTGCAATTCTGCTTATTGGCCTCTTCCTGATTGCCGTCTGGGCGCCGCGCAAAGCGAGCAGAGATGCGGATGAGTTTGTAAGACATGCCCAAGAATGGCTGGATTGGCAACGTGAGAATCCATACGATCCCAACGAAATCAAGATCCCACCAATGGATCCATTCCTCAACCGATGAAATTGAAGTCAGAGTCGCACACCGCGTAATTTGGTGTAAAATATAATTTGACAACTGAATAACTGGGTCACCTGACTAACGTCAGCACGCCCGCCAGGTAGAAGGCTACGCTCGCAAGAGTCCGTCTTCCCAGGCGGGCTTTTTTGTTTAACTCGGAGGCGAACCGGAGGCGCACATGCCATATACAGGCAAAGATGACGACAAGCTCCCGTCGAAGGTCAAGGAGCTGCCCGACAAACTGCGCGAAGCCTGGGCCAAAGCCTGGAACGCATCGTTCAAAAGTTGCCAGGACAAGAAGGGCGAAGGTGTCAAGGGCGACTGCGAAGGCTACGCTTTCGGGACCGCCAACAACGTGGTCAAGCGCATGCAAGAAAAATCGGAGATGGGCTATCACGAGGCGCTGGCTGTCGAGTTGGCATCCGCCGAGAAGAGCCTCGACGATGTCCAGCGCATGATCTACGACGCATTCAACATTGTCTACGGCGAGGGCTACGAGCGCAAACCCATGCCCTGCTGGATCGAAGAGGTCTTCGAGGACTACGTCGTCGCTCGCATGGGGGAGAAGCACTACAAAGTTTCCTACGCCATCGCAGACGAAAAGGTTACTTTCGTCAGTCGCGATAAGTGGGAGCCGGTCATTGAAGACAGCAAATGGGTCCCTGCGCCGAAAGAAATGAACATGGGCGCCGGCGTAACCTTGTTGGCTGTCGAATTGTCCGACGAGGCGCTGGTCGAGGGCAAAGCCTTCGACGGCCTGACCTCGGGCGAGTTTGCCGACATGCGCGGAACCCTGGTCAAGGTCAAGAATGAGAACCTGGAGACCTGCCTGCAGAACACGCTCGACGCAATCGCAGCCACCAAGAGCGAGAGCGGGGAGATCGTCGGACTGCCCATCGACGCTCACGGCCACGAAAAAGGCGACGGCGCCGGCTGGATCGTCGGCGCAAGCCTGGAAGACGGGAAGCTGCGCCTGATCCCCAAGTGGACCGAGATCGGGAAAGAGCTGATCGGCAAAGGGATTCGGCGGTTCTTTTCCGCAACCGTCGATCACATCAATTGGGTTATTTTGGGCGGCACGCTCACCAACTGGCCGGCCGTCCGTGACAAGAAGGGGCGCGTACTGTTGCGCCCACTCGAATTACAGCAACATCAAAACCTGGAGGTTGATATGACCAAAGAGGAAATCGAGGCCCTCGTCAAAGGGGCCGTCGCCGATGCCTTGAAGGACAGACCGCCTGCACCAGCGCCGACGCCGGGGAATGGAAACATTGACCTGGTGAGCCTGCTCGGGCTGGAAGGATTGTCCGAAGAGGCCAAGAAAACGCGCAAAGAAGAATTGCGCCAGCAAGTGCTTGCCTGGCAACAGCAGGCCGAGCTTGAGCTGCGGGCAGAGATGCGCAAGGCTCAACACGAAGGCCAGATGACCGAGCTTGCGCAGGAATTGACCGGCGGAAACGATAGCGCGCCACGCGGCTACCGCGTCGCCGCCGAAGAGCTTAAGTTGCATTTGCTTAAGCTTGATCCCGACGAGGCGAAATTCTGGGGCGAGCTTTTGCGCAAGTCCCAGAGTGACGGCTTTATCGAGTATGGCGAAGTCGGCCACGGCAGGGACCCGAAAGGCCTCAAGCCGCTGCCCGAGGAATACGCCAGGAAACTCGACTCCGGCGTGCTGGCAATCGCCGATCTGTCCGCGCCCGAAAGCGGCCTGGGCGATCTGGCCCAATACGATCTCAGCAAGTGGCGGAAACAGGAGGCATAGATGACCGCTCTTACCAAAAACAAGGATCGACCGGTCCGCATGCCGCCGGGAGGCCTCAAGACCGAAAAAATCGGCCTGACTGGCTACACCAATTACGGTGGCGGCAGTACCGTTTTTACAGTCTACAAAGGCGCGGTGGTGATCATCGATGTGAGCGACGCCGATGGCTATGGCGCGCCGATGGCCGTCAGTGCGGCAAGCGGCGACATGTTCGCTGGGATCGCGGCCGAAAAGCAGGAAGTCGGCAGCGGCGATGCAGCCGACGGCTCAGTCGCTTTGACTGTATATCTCAATGGCATTTGGGGTTTTCCAAAAGCCTCGCTTGCCATTACCGATATCGGCGCGGTGATCTATGCAACCGACACCGACGCGGTGACCACGACCTCCACCAATGCGATCCCCATCGGCCGGCTGGTGGACGTAGATGACACCTATGCATGGGTCGATATCGAGAACCACGTCTTCGTGCCGATTTAGGAGAATATGAGATGACCGTCACAAGAAAAGACATCCTCGCTCACCTGGAAGCCGATGTCCGCACCGGCTTCCTGATGGGCAAAAAGGAATACACCCCCTTGCGGTCTGCGTTTGCTCGCGATGTCCCCTCTGAGGGGGCGTTCGAGGTCTACGCCGACATGGGGACTCCTCCCTGGCCGAACGGGAACGCCGGCAAGGCTGGCGCGGGCGGCACGGACTCCCGCACCGGCGCGCCGGAAGTCAACCGGATCAACGCCGG